CCACCCAGCCCTTATGTAGTACGTGTATCGCGACCCCTATTTTTTCCAAGTGTTCTCTGTTTGTTCCTACCTACTCAGTTGCATTGACCCAAAACCCTCTAAGTGTTAACGTGTGAGCATGAGTAACCATGTGTACAAAGCGATAGACCCGACCAAGGTCGACCAAGCCATCCTGTCCCCTGCTGACTTGCAGGCCATCGAAGACGATCCGAGTAAGATCGAGACGGTGGCACGTATGCTGGGCGCGGTGAACCTAGATAACTTGTTTCGTCACATGCAAAATCCCACAATTAACCCGACGGCCCGGATAGAGTTCCAGAAAATGCTCAATAAGATGGGCAGGTTGGAGCCGGATACCAAGTTGGATGCTGGTGGAGGTGGCCCACAGGTGGTCATCAACATAACGCGTGCCAAAGATCATTCCGATGCCATCACCATCGAAGGTCAAGCGGTAGAAGATGCAACATGAGATAGATTTTGAGGTCATCGAGAGCCTAGATGACTTCTTTTACTCCGAAAAGTTCATATCTTTGGCGGTAGGGCCGGTCGGATCGACGAAAACTACAGCTGGTATTATGAAAATCCTGCACCATGCGGCGCGAATGGCCCCGTGTAAGGACGGAATTAGGCGTTCTAGGACCATTTGGGTGCGAAACACGCGAGAACAGCTGCGAGATACGTCAATTCCTGACTTTTTGAAGTGGATTCCTGATGGAATTATGGGGTCTTTCCTTAAAACTGAGTACAAATTCGTCCTAAAAGTGGGCGATATTGAGTGCGAAGTGCTGTTTCGCGGGCTAGATGACGCCAATGACGTGCGTAGATTGCTGTCATTACAGGCTAGTTTCATCATATTTGACGAATTTAGGGAGATTCACCCCGATATTTATAACGCCGCACAGGGTCGTGTGGGCCGGTATCCCGACAAAATGATGAACGGTGTGGGGTGTGTAAGCGACGATGGTAAGCCGAATATGCACATTTGGGGCATGACGAACCCCCCTGATATGGATACTTTTTGGGAAGATTTGCTTACAGAGCCGCCTAGCAACGTGCATGTAACCATACAGCCGTCGGGGCTTTCCCCCGAGGCCGATTGGACGAGGTTCTTACCTGACGACTATTATGACAACCTAGCCCAAGGGAAAACTGAGGACTGGGTCGACGTGTATATACACGCTGAGTTTGGCAAGTCGCTCAGTGGGCAGCCCGTGTTCCGTTCGTTTGACCGGTCGGCGCACTCCTCAGATGGAGAGTTGACTCCCATGTTCAGCGACAGCCCGCTCTTGATAGGGATCGACGCGGGGTTGACCCCAGCTGCGGTGATCGGCAGCGTGACGCACGACGGGCGACTGGTTGTCTACGACAGCCTGATCTCTGATGGCATGGGCGCGCTACGCTTCGTGCGGGAGAGGCTCAAACCCCTGTTAAGCAACAAATTTCCGGGGCGTCGAGCGATAGTTATCATCGACCCGGCTGCGTTCCAGCGTGTCCAGACGGACGAGCGAACCGTGGCGGACATATATAAGAACGAGGGGTTCGTCGTGAAGCCCGCGAGGACCAACTCAATCGCGGCGAGGATAGCTGCGGTGGAGAAATACCTGACCCGTGTGGTAGACGGGAAGTACGGGTTCGTCGTCGACGGCGTGAGCGCGTCGTCGCTCGTGCAGGCATTGGCCGGGAAGTATCGGTACAAGATCAACACGAAAGGTGCGCGGGACGAGAAGCCTGAGAAGTCTCACCCGTGGTCGGATGTGGCCGACGCGTTTCAGTACATGTGCCTCCACGCAGACGGCGGTGAGACCTTTGGAGCAAGCTCGTGGACTACGCAGCGCAAAGAGGTCGTACGCGTCTCCTCGAACGGTTGGACCTAATCTGTTGACGTGTGAACACATAGGTGTTACTGTGCATATGACGTCACAGGTGAGATTTTGATATGGCGCTAGGCTCGGCCCTAATTCCTGTTGCGCGTGCTTCTGACCTTGAGGCACAGGCGCAACGTGCTTCTGATGAGAAACAGAATACCCCTATGATCCAAGGGCTGGCTTCCCACGTTCACAAACGGTGGGAAGTGATGCGAGATCACCACCAAGACACTTTAGAAGAGCGTCTTGCGCAGTGCGTTCGCGCTCGGAATATGGAGTATGAACCTGCGAAACTTGCTGAAATACAGGAGCAAGGTGGCTCAGAAATCTTTATGGGCATTGTCAGCGCTAAGTGTAGGACTGCTACTGCTTGGCTGCGAGATACGCTTTTAGGGACCGGCACAGACAAACCGTGGTCTTTGAACGCGACACCGATCCCAGAGGTTCCACCGGACATTACTCAGGCGATGCAGAATATCATGCAGCAGAACCTGATGCAGTATTACGACGCTGGCGGGGAACCGCCAGACGAAGCGGAGCTTAAACAGCTTGCGTCGGGGATGAAAGACACGGCCATGCGGTCCATGAAGTTCGAAGCTGAGAAGCGTGTCGAGCGGATGGAAACCAAAATGGAAGATCAGATGCTCGAGGGTGGTTTCGTTAAAGCTCTTTTCGAGTTTACCAATGACATAGCTACGTTTCCGTACGCGATCCTAAAAGGTCCGATCCCCCGCAAACGCAAGGCGATGAAATACGTCGAAGGCGGCTTGGGCGTGGTTGAGGTTCTGCGCGACGAGTGGGAGCGGGTTGACCCGTTCAAATTCTATTGGATGCCGTGGGGCGATGATATTCACTCGATGCCGGTTGCAGAACTGCATCACCTGACGCGAGACGACGTTGAGAATATGCTGGGCGTCGATGGTTACGACGAAGACGCAGTGCGTTCTATTCTGACGGACTTTGGCTCTGGCGGGTTCAGCTGGCTAGACCACAACGACGACATGATGGAAGACGCTACAGGGCAGGACTTCGACGAAGCGAACACAGACTTGGTCGCGGCGCTCCAGTTGTGGGATACAATCCCCGGCGATGTTTTGATCGAGTGGGGTCTAAGCGAGGAAGAGGTCGGAGACCCTCATAAGTCGTACCCATGCGAAGTGTGGATGATTGACAATATTGTTGTTCGCGCCGTGCTTAACTACGATCCCCTTGGTCGCAAACCCTACTACCTTACATCTTTTGAAAAGGTTCCGGGCCGTATCGACGGTAACGGGGTCGCCGATCTTTGTATGGACGCTCAGAATATGTGCAACGCGGCTGCTCGAGCGTTAGCAAATAATATGGGCATATCATCCGGTCCACAGGTCGGCGTAAATATTAGCCGCCTCCCGACGGGAGAAGACATCACACAGATGTACCCGTGGAAGATATGGCAGTTTAAGCAGTCTGACTACCAAGACTCAACACCTCCGATGAGCTTCTTCCAGCCGAACTCTAATGCGGCTGAGCTTATGGGCGTGTTTGATCGTTTTATGGCGATCTCAGACGAGGTATCAGGCATTCCACGTTACATGACCGGGCAACACGTTCCGGGTGCAGGACGTACGTCCTCGGGCCTGTCTATGCTCATGTCGAACGCCGGTAAGAGCATCAAACAAGTTATTAGCAACATCGACCATGACGTTATGCGCCCCATGCTGGAGCGCCAGTACCAGAGAAATCTAAGGTATTCAGATGATCCAGACCTTATCGGAGATGTCCAAATCGTTGCGACGGGTGCAATGTCGCTTGTCGTTAAGGAAGCGGAGGCTGTCCGTAAGACTGACTTCCTCCGTCTTATACTGGAAAGTCCGGTTGCACAGCAGATTGTTGGCCTACCGGGTACAGCTGAACTACTCCGAGACCTCGCGGGTAATCTTAACACCAACGTTGATCGTCTTGTCCCTAGCCGAGAAGATGTTCAGAAGCAGCAAGAGTTAGCGCAGCAACAGGCCATGATGCAGCAACAGATGCAAATGCAGATGGAACAGCAGCAAGCAGCGCAGTTACAAGAGGACGGCACTCCGAAAGGTGGGCGACAGGACAACACAATGAGTCCTCGACCTAATGGGCAGTAGTGTGTACATGTGTTGACACGTTAACAGCATTAGAGTAGTTTTAACCCATGATTGACTTGAATCTTTGCGACCAGCAGCACGTGAAAGCACTGTTGAGACTTAAAGAAACAGGTGAAACAGCTCTGTTAGGTCTTTTCGAGGCCGAAGCTGAGTTAGCCAAAGCACGGCTCGTGAAAGCAACCGATATGGTGACAGTCCACCGGTTGCAGGGGCGCGCAGCGGCGTTTGAAGACCTACTGACGTCGGTTGAAGAAGCGGCGAAGGTAATAAACCGCTCGTAAGAGCATGATGAAGCACACCAAAGACGGGAGCAGCCTACCTACGGGCGCTGTGAAACAGAGTTGGTGCTTTGAGGAGAAACCATATGGCGTTGCCAAAGCAGGTACAGGCACAGATTGCCGAAATTGAAGCGTACGAAAAATCGTTAGAAGCCCAACACGAACCTCAAATTGAGGAGTTGGATACGGAAGCGGAAGTAGTAGCTACGATTGAAGTAAAACCCGAACCTGAGAAAGCAAAGCCAGCTGACACGTCACCAACGGACGTAGAGGACGACTTTAAGCAGAAGTACAGCACCTTACGGGGTAAATACGACGCTGAGGTTCCACGGTTGCACCAGCAGGTGCGAGAGATGACTGAGGAACTCACAGCAATCCGCAAGGAGATGACTGCAAAAAAAGACGCGCCGACAAAGCCGAAGGAGAAAGTCAGTTTAGTGACCGATGCAGATCGAGCCGAGTTTGGCGAAGAACTGCTGGACGTTCAGCGCCGTGTTGCGCAAGAAGTCTCTCAAGACTACGAGGGCCGACTTGAACAGCAAGACGCGGTTATCCAGAAACTGCAAGACGAACTTGCAAGGACCGGTAGCCAAGTTGGGGAAGTGGACTTTAATCGGCGGCTTACGCAAGCTGTTCCTGATTTTTCACAGATCGACAACGATGAACGTTGGGTAGCGTGGTTAAACGAGCATGATCCTATGCTTAGAGGACCGCGCAGAGTTCAAGCACAGCAAGCGTTTGATGCCGGTGACGTAGAAGCCATAGCTCATTATGTGAGTATGTGGAAATCAACGTTAGCAGCACCAACTGACGCCAAGACGAACCAAGCCGAACTCGAAAAGCAGGTTGCTCCAAACCGTTCTGCTAATTCTGTTCGTACGCAGAGTGCTTCCCAGAACTCTAAAATTTATTCGCCCAAAGATGCGGATAGAGCTTGGGATAAGGTTCGCACACTGAATACGCGAGGGCAGTACGCTGAGGCGGAAAAACTTGAAGCTGACTTGACAGCTGCGTATATGGAAGGCCGCGTTAGAGCTTAGGCATAACGTGTTAACATGTAAGCAGTTATTAAGTCTTAACTAACTTAATAGGAGGCCAAAATGGCTGCTGTATTCCCCGTCGTCGGTTCCGGCGCATTCGACACAAACCCATCTTACTCAGGTGGTTTTATTCCTCAACTATGGTCACAAAAGCTGAACGCTAAATTTTATGCGAACACAATGATGACCGAGATTTCCAACACTGATTGGGAAGGCGAGATCAAAAACCAAGGCGATACAATCCGCATCCGTACTGCACCATCAATCACAATCAACGATTATGCTGGCGCTGGTACTACACTGACTTCTGAAGTCCCTGCTCCGATCTACCAAGACATGCAGATCGACCAAGGTAAA